CGGTTGGCAGGCGGTGTGCCCGGTGGCCGTGCAGGTGCCGCGGATCGACCAGTACAGCGAGTCGGACTTCAACTTTGTCACCCGCCTGGCGCGCCTGCACGACTGCACCGCCAAGCTCGCCAATGGGCAGCTGCTGGTGCTGCCGCGCCAGGGCGGGCACAGCGCCAGTGGCAAGCCTCTGGATGTGGTGGGCATTACACGCAACCAGGTCAGCCAGTGGCAGTTCCGCCTGGCCGACAAGAGCACCCACAAGGCCGTCAGGACCCGCCACCAGGACAGCGCCAGCGGGCGCCTGCAGGCGGTGGAACTGGCCAATGGCGATGCTCCGGACGGCCTGCAGCCGGTCTACACCGACCGTCACCTGTACCCCAACCGTGCGGCGGCGGAACAGGCCGCCCGTGCCCGCCTGGCCAGCTTCAACCGCGACACCGCCAGCGTGCGCCTCGACATGCCAGGGCGCACCGATCTGTTCGCCGAGCGCGCCATCGATGTCCAGGGCTTCCTCGCCGGGCTCGATGGCCTTTACCTGATCGAGTCGGTCGAGC